ACACGAGTTCCGCACGAAGCGGACCAACGTGTTCACGGTTGCTGGTGGTTCAGCCCTGCCGTTTGGTGCTTGGGATCGCTGCGCTCGCAAGCAGGCCCGTGCTGTCACGGTGGTGGACCATCCAGTCCTCGTCGTCGATGGCTCATGGAACGGTGACTCGACCGCCATCCTTGGCGTCACCGAGGATGGCTATGTGTTCACGGTCGATTGCTGGGAGCGACCACCTGATGATCTGCACTGGCGGGTCCCGATCGAGGACGTCAAGGCGACAGTGAGGGCGAAGGCGAGGGAGCTGGGCGCTCGCTGGGTGGTCTTCGACCCGTTCCGGTGGCAGGAGACGATGCAGAACCTGGAGGCCGAGGGCCTACCGATCATGGAGTTTCCGTTCGCTTCCCCGACTCGGATGGTGCCGGCATGGAAGCACTTTTACGACGCCGTCATGGACCGCACCCTTGAGCACGACGGGGATCTTCGCCTGGCTCGCCACGTCGACAACATGCGGCTCAAGGTCGACCACCTGGGCGCTCGGCCAACCAAGGAACACAAGATGTCGAGCCGCCACATCGACCTCGGCATCTGCGCCGTTGCCGCGTGGCTACTGCGGGCCATGCCCGCCCCTGATGGGTCCCCCGAGCCGATGATGGCCTATTCGTAGCCCAATAGGGACCGGATCGCATCGCCCACTCCGGGGCTTTTCGCTGGCCGTCATGGTGACCTGGTCTTGTCCTTCGACTCACAGGATTTTCACGCTGTCGTCAGCGGCGATCCGGTCCTTCTGGCTTTGCCGGGGTGGGCTTCTAGGACCCATCTAACCAGAAATCCGTTCGGATGTCAAGGGGTAGGGGGGGGATTCTCAATGAGCAACCCCATGGACGACAGCGAAGAAGTTGAGGGGTTTGCTCTCACCTCGGCCATTGACCCGCGCGAGGTCATGTTTGCCGTCGCGTTGCTGGCCGCCTTCGTGGCCATCACCATTGGCGTTGCGATGGCCTACCCGCCGGCTGCGTGGATTGTCGGTGGCCTGCTCGGCGCGCTGTGGGCCTGGCTCGTGCTCGGCGACGTGAAGTGAGGCCGCTGGCCAAGTTGACACGTGGTGTCAAGGCGTGGTCTGAGCCACCGTTCTGGACGTCCGACGCCTGGCTGCCAATGACCGCGCGCCTCGATAACGAGGAGCAGATCGAGCAGCACTTTGAGTCGTACGTTGAGTACGGCTACAAGCGCTCGGGCATCATCTTTGCCTGCATCCTCGCTCGGCTCCTGCCCTTCTCGGAGGCTCGGTTCCTGTACCAGCGGCTACGCAGTGGGCGCCCGGGGGACCTGTTCGGTGACGGTGGCAGTGGCTCACTGGCGCTGCTGGAGCATCCGTGGCCCAACGGCACCACTGGCGAGCTGTTGGCCCGCATGGAGCAGGACGCGTCGCTGGCTGGCAACTTCTACGCCACGACGGCGGGTACCGGCCCGAACCGTCGTATTCGCCGGATGCGGCCCGACTGGGTCACCATCGTGTCTGGTATCCGCGGTGACGACGAGTCATCCTCGTACGAGCTAGACGCTGAGGTACTCGGCTACATCTACGCGCCGCCCGCGATGGGTCGGCGTGCCGTGGCGCCCACGTTGCTGCTGCCTAAGCAGGTGGTGCACTACTCGCCCATCCCCGACCCCATCGCACAGTGGCGCGGTATGTCGTGGTTGACACCGGTGGTTCGTGAGATCCAGGCCGATTTGGCCACCATCAAGCACAAGCTCAAGTTCTTCGAGAACGGGGCCACGCCAGGGTTCGTCGTTAAGTACGACTCCAGCATTTCGTTCGACGCCTTTCAGAAGTTCGTGACGTTCTTCACCGAGCAGCAGTCGGGCGTGGACAACGCCTATCGCGTGCTGCACCTCGGTGGCGGCGCTGATCCCACCACTGTGGGCGCCGATATGCGGCAACTCGACTTCAAGGCCACCCAGGGTGCTGGAGAAACTCGCATCGCGGCCGCCGCTGGTGTCGGTGCCATCATCGCCCGCTTCTCCGAAGGCATGCAGGGCTCGGCCCTCAACCAAGGTAACTACGGCGCTGCTCGTCGTCAGTTTGGCGACATGACCATCCGGCCGCTGTGGCGCATGGCCGCGGCTTCGCTGGAGAAGTTCTCCTCGCCGCCGGCCGACGCGCGGCTGTGGTTCGATACCCGCGACATCAAGTTTCTGCAAGAAGACGAGAAGGACGCTGCCGAGATCCGCTCCAAGGACGCAGCAGTGATCAGCAGCCTGATCAATGCCGGCTTCAAGCCTGATGCAGCCGTCGACTTCGTGCGCAACGGTGGCGACTACAACCGTCTTACCGGTCAGCACACCGGTCTCTACTCGGTGCAGTTGCAACCACCAGGCACCACCACCACGCCGGAGCTGCCGGCACCCAACGGGTCGGCCGACCGGCCGCCTATTCCCACCCGCTGACCCCGGTTTCCCCCCTCAATCGGAGGCATCATGCATCAGAAGACGCTGGCCTCGGTCGCCCTCAAGGCGACTGACAAGGGCGAGTTCTCGGCAGTGTTCTCGACGTTCGGTGTCGTCGACCTCGACGGTGACGTCACCGAGCCTGGCGCGTTCGAGGACGGTGCCGACGTACTCGTCTCGGCGTACGGCCATGCCTCGTGGGGTGGAGCCCTGCCCATCGGCAAGGCCACCATCCGCACCACCGACACCGAGGCCATTGCTGAAGGGCAGTTCTTTCTCGACACCGAGGGCGGCAAGCAGACCTACACCGTTCTCAAGGAATTGCAGAAGGCTGGCATTCCCACCGAGTGGTCCTATGGCTACGACGTGCTCGACTCTGACATGGGTGAGCGCGACGGCGTGCCGGTGCGCTTGCTCAAGCGGCTGAAGGCCTACGAGGTGTCTCCCGTCTTGAAGGGTGCCGGTATCGACACGCGCACCCTCGCCATCAAGGCCGACAAGGGCAGCGCGGTGTCGTGGCGCTCGGCTATCCGTCCGCACAAGGCCCCGACCACTAATCGGGCATGGGACAGCCGTGCTGTGGCCGAAGCCATCGCCGATGACGCCTCGGTGTCTGATCTACGCGCTCTCTACGCCTATTGCGGTGGCGACCCAGAGCAGAAGTCCTCGTACCGATTCCTGCACCACCACGGCGTGGACGGGCCGGCCTCGGTGCGTGCCGTCGTTGTCGGCATCGCCGAGCTGAATTCCAAGTCGTGCACCCTGGCCGATGTTGATCGGCGCGCCGTGTACGCGCACCTCGCCGAGCATTTGTCGGCTGCCGGTCGGGAACCCCCCGAGCTGCGCGCCGCGGATGCTCCGCTCACGTTCGTTGACGAGATTGCTGAGACCTTGGTCAAGGTCCGGCAGCTTGTCGACACTGCCGAAAGGGTGGCCGCCCTTCGGTCCGAGAAGGGCAAGCAGCTTTCCCGCATCACCTCCGAGCACCTGGACTGGTTCGAGGACGAGATCGCGGCCCTGGATCGCCAGATGAAGTCGCTGCGCGCCAACCCCAACGAAATCGCAGACCAGGAATTCGTGCGATTCCTGGCCGCCAAGCACAAGGAGTCAGCGGCATGACCGCCACCATCACTTTCCCCGCCCTCGATGACATCGAGGAGACCCTCAAGGCCAAGCAGGACCAGCTCGGCGCCATCTTCGCCGAGGCTGGCTACGACTCCGGCACCATCGACCTGGCCAAGGTCAAGTTGCTGCCGGGTGATACTCACGCCAAGGCCGAGGCCATCCGCTCCCTCAACGACGAGCTGACCGACCTCGGCAAGCAGTGCGACGAGCAGCGCGCTGTGCTCAAGGCCGCTACGCGTGCACACACGTCCACCGACAAGACCGAGGACGATGGCGCTGAGGACGGCGCCGAGACCGGCAAGGCCACCCGTACGCCGGTTACCAAGTCGTTCGGTGAGCTGTTCACGCAGTCCAAGGCGTACAAGAACAAGTCGGGCAACATCGGTCCCGAAGCGAAGCTCGACGTCGAGTTGAAGACGCTCATGAGCACTGGTGCCGGCTGGTTGCCGGAGACGTTGCGTACCGGTCGCGTGATCGACTTCCCGACCCGTCCCGTGCAGGTAACCGACATCATTCCGCAGACCACCACCACTCAGGCGGCGGTGGTCTACATGGAGGAGACGACCTTCACCAACAACGCGGCTGAGACGCTGGAGAGCACCCAAGCCGTGCCGGGCACCTACCCAGAGGCCGTGTTGGTGCTCACCGAGCAGTCGTCCACGGTGCGCAAGATCGCGGTCTTTCTGCCGGTCACCGACGAGCAGCTCGAAGACGAGCCACAGGTGCGCGGTTACATCAACAACCGTTTGCCGTTCATGGTGCGTCAGCGCCTCGATCTCCAGATCCTCGTGGGTAACGGCACCGCGCCCAACCTGCGCGGCGTCAACAACGTGGTGGGCATCCAGACCCAGGCCAAGGGTGCCGACCCCGTGCCCGACGCCGTGTACAAGGCCATCGTCAAGGTGCGCACCATCGGCTTTGCCGAGCCGAACGCCGTTGTGTTCCACCCCAACGACTGGCAGGACGTGCGCTTGCTGCGTACCGCCGACGGCCTCTACATCTGGGGCAACCCATCTGAGGCCGGCCCGGAACGCATCTGGGGCCTGACCATTGCCCAGGCGGTGGCCCAGACCGAGAACACGGCGGTGGTCGGTGACTTCGCCCAGTTCTCCGAGCTGGCCGTGCGCCGCGGCATCGACGTGCAGGTGTCCAACAGCCACGGTACGTACTTCATCGAAGGCAAGCAGGCCATCCGCTGTGACATGCGGGTCGCGCTCGTCTTCTACCGGCCGACAGCGTTCTGCACCGTCACCGGCATCTGATCGGTCGAGGACCGCGGCGCTCCCCGGCATCGCGGTCCTCGCACCGTTGATCCCCAACCAGGAGGTAAATCAATGGGTGTCATCACCGGTGGTCAGGTCATCGCGCCGCAGACCACCAACCCCGGTTTGAAGAACCGGATTTACAAGGCGGAGGCTGTTCCGACCGACGCCAACATCGGTGTCACCGCCGCCAACGGAATGTTGGCTGAGAACGTGGTGACCGGCTTCGTGTACGAACGCCAGGCTGGCGTCTGGGTGCGGATCGACACGCTGTGAGCGCCAAGGTCGCTACCGAGCGTCTATGGCGCTCGGATGACGACGACGATCGCCACACCTACCGCGACGGCCACCCCAAGGCGTCTCGTTTGCTGGCCGCCGAGGGCGACCCCATCCCGGACGGCTACGACCCACCCAAGGACGCCTACGAGATGCACACCGAGAAGGTTGTCGCTACCGAGGTGACTGACGAGAAGGTCGAGGCCTCGAAGGCCATCGCGCAGCCCGAGACGCGACGTACACGCACACGTGCCACCCGCGCCACGAAGGGATGACCGATGCCGCGAGTGAAGCCCAAGACCGAGAAGACCGAGAAGACCGAGAAGGTCGAGGAGATCGAGGCCGCGCCCGAACCGATGAGGTCAGCGGTGACCGGCGCGCTACTCGATCCGGTCGACGGTCGCCCCGTGTTCGCCGACGGCCTGTCCCGCCGCCGCTGGCTGGAGGTGCATCACGACGAATTGAAGGCCGCGGCGTTCGGCGATTTCGTCGCGCCGACTGACGACGACAGCGGCGACCAATGACCATCACGCCAAAGCAGGTCTTCGACTGGTTGAAGGTCGATCGGCCGTCGGTCCTCAAGTCGGATCAAATGCAGGTGGTGGTCGACGCCGTCGAGGCGCATGCCGCGAAGGTGGTCGAGGCGCTCGACCTCGTCGACCCACGAGACAAGGATCTTGACTTCGCGCTCATCATGCAGGCTGCTCGACTCTCGAAGCGTTCCAGCTCCCCGGAGGGCATCACCGGCGTTGCTGAGTTCGGTGTGGTGCGCATCTCGCGGTTCGATCCCGACATCTCGGAGATGCTCGGGCCGTTCCTCAAGATCATGGCTGGCGCGTCCGGCACCGGCGCGCCGCCGCCCATCGAGCCGTGAGCAAGCTCGGCGACATCCGGGCCGAGATCGCCCACGTGTACCGCGACGCCTTCCAGGAGTTCACCGCCTACGACCACGTGCCTGGCTCGGCCGACCTGCCAGCCGTGTGGGTCGACACCGCTGAGCGCATCGATTACCAGATGTCGATGGGCGCGACCATCCAGGTACGTCAGGTCATCACGTTTGCCGTGTCTCGGGCCGACGAAGAAGAAGCCCAGAAGGTGCTTGACGACGTGCTCGACCCTCGCGGGCCCTTGCGCAGCATCGAGCGTCACAAGACGACTGGCATCTGGCAACAGGTCGCCGTCGACCAAGCCGGCAAGCCCTACCCCCTCGACGTCGGTGAGACCACGGCCCTGGCCGTAGACGTCCTGCTCGACATCCTCGCCTGACCGTTCCGGGCACCACAGGGTGCCACTCCATCCCGTTGCGCGGCCCTCAGCTCGCCTGAGCGGCTCCTGGCGGGGTCCTGACCGCGTCGACCGTCTGTCCCATCCCCCGAACAGGAGCTACAAGCATGGCCCTAGCAGAACACGTCATCGGGTACCTCGGGGCCGGCCCCGCGGCCTCGTTGGCCGTCCCAACCACATCCGAGGTGATTGTCGCTCCGGATGACCACACCCACCTGCTGGTGGTGGTGGGAGTTACGGCGACCGTGGTCACGATCGTGGTGCCCGGCCTCGATCTACTCGGTATCGCCCGTCCCGACCAGATCAGTGCCTCGCTCACGAGCACGACGCGTATCTGGAAGATCGATCGCAACTATCGCGACCCGGCCACCGGCAACGTCAGCTCAGCCGCCCTTCAGGTCGCCAACGTGCTGGCCTGCGTCCTGAAGGGCGGCTGATATGCCCATCCAGCTCGCTGGCAACCTCAAGCTCGGCCCGGTGCCGTCCGGCCCGCTCGTGGCCTTCTCCGACAACATCTCGCAATTCATCATCAACACGTCGCGCGCCTCCATCACGATCCCGCCGACGCTCGGGCTGCCTCGTGGTTCTGTCCGGCCCGGCGCGATCTCGGAGACGCTGACGATCCAGTTTCACTCGACGATGGACGCCACCTCGGTCTGGGCCGAGCTGTGGGACGCCATCTACACCGACGCTGCCGAGCTGCTGTTCGAGGGCAACATGGAGCCCGGCGCGACGTCGGCCAACAATCCCAAGTTCTCGGGCACCATCCGCGTGATGGGTCTCGACACGGGTGCTGCTGTTGGTGAGCTTCGTCAGACGTCTCAGACGTGGCCCATCTCCGAGGCTGGGGTGACCAAGGTCATCGCCTAGATGTCCGAGATGACCGACTTCGCCCAGCGCGTCGCGTCACTCACCGATGGCGATGTGCTCAACCGGATGGCCGACAAGGGCGGCACGGCTGGCAAGAAGGCGGGTCTCGAACGGGCACGGCGCGACCTCGGTGCCGACCTCGCGTTCTCTGGCTGGCGTCGCAAGGTGAAGCTCGGCATCGGCTGGGATCGCTCTGGGGTCGGTCGTGTCGTCATCAATTACCGGCCGGCCGGTATCTGGGTCATTGCGGACGAGGGCCGTCGCGGCGGTAAGCAGATCAAGCCGCGTCGCGGCCGTGAACCATCGGCACCGCCTCACCCCAAGGCGGTGCGTACACCACAGGGCTTTCGAGCGCGATCGACGGTTGGCGCGTGGGGTGGCAAGGGGACCCTAAAGGACGCGATTGCCGCTGCACGGCGCGAGGTGCCACGGGCGGCCGCTGAGCAGTTTCGTGCCGAGATCGGCGCCGTTGTTGGTGCTGGACGTAGCGCCTCGTCGTTCAGTGGCGGAGCACGGGGACGCGGCAGCAACGACTAGCGAGGAGTAAGCGACCAATGGCGTTCCGGGAACGAATCGAACTTCTCGTAGATATCGCGACGGGTCAATCGACCACCAGCCTCGGCAAGTTGCGTACCGAGATCGGCAACACCGATGGCGCCTTCGGCAAGATGAAGGTGGCCTCGGCCGGTGCCTGGTCCATGCTCCAGGCCCATGCCGTCGCGGGTGGTGCCATCATCGCCGCCGCCGCCGTCGCCTTTGCCGCCAAGGCCGTGACGGCCTTCCAGGACACTGCACTGGGTGCCGGCAAGCTGCGTGACTCGCTTGGTTTGACGGCCGAGGAAGCATCACGATTCCAAGAAGTGGCTGGCGACCTCGGTATCCCGGTCGGCGCGCTCGAATCGACGATGGGCCGCATGAACCGGGAGGCCGCCAAGTCGCCCGAGCTGTTCGACAACATCGGCGCGGCGATCGTTCGCAACAAGGACGGCACAATCAATGTCCAGGAAACGTTCCTGTCCGTTGTCGATGCCCTTAACAGGATGCCCGACGCGTCGGATCGAGCTGCCGCGGCACAGAAGATCTTTGGTCGGTCATGGATGCAGATTGCCGAAATGGTCGGCATGGGCGCCAAGAACCTGCGACGAGAACTCGGCGAGGTCGAGTCACAGAAGGTGCTCACGGACGACCAGATCGCCAAGGCCCGCGAGTTCCGCGACAAGCTCGACGATCTCAAGGGTGTGGTCGAAGGACTGACCATCGCCATCGGTAGCGAACTCGTCGACGTTATTCTTGGGGTCGTTGAGGCCTTCGAGAGCGCTAGTGAAGCCGTCGAGCCGGTCGTTGGTCTTTTCCAGAAGTTCACCGAGCTGCCGGTTGTCGGATCGATCACGGAATGGTTGGGGCCACTCAACCTGATGAGGAAGTCCATGGGACTGCTCGGTGGTGCTGTCGGCGTACTGGGCGACACCTTCTCGTCGCTGTGGGAGGACACGTTTGGCTCGCTCGGCCAGGTCGAGCACATGGAAGGCACGTTCGTCAACCTGTCCCGCTCGATGGGCGACGCTGGGACAGCGGCCAACGACTTCGAGCAGCGATTGGCAGCCTCAACCGTCTCCGCCGAGGACGCCGCCAAGAAGCAGAAGGAACTCAAAGAACGGGTCGATGAGTTCGCCGATACTCTGCGCAAGACCCTCGAAGGTGCTATTTC